ACAGCGAATTCGTCTCAATTACTTTCTGCAAGTAAAGTATATGAGGTATTACAATTTTTTTATGCACCATCTTCTGCCAATGTAGAAAATGTTTTATATTCTTTTGTTGGAAATGTTAGTCCTTGGCCAGACCCATTTAATCCTCCAAAACCCTTACAAAGTCAAAGAGATATTAAACAAGTATTTAAAAATATCATACTTACAAAAAAGATTAATTCATCCGATTTATCTGCTGTAGTTCCAAGGAGAGATTGGACAGCAAATACTGTTTATGATTATTACAGAGATGATGTTGATATGTTGTCTTATGATTCCAATGCTCTATTAACTAAAAATTTCTATGTTCGTAATCGATTTGACCAAGTTTTCAAGTGTCTTTGGAATGCCAACGGAGCACCTTCGACAATTGAACCATCTTTTTTACCAGGTTCATACACAAACAACTTCTTAGTTAATACCGATGATGGATATAAATGGAAATTATTATACAATATCAATGGTGGTATTAAACAAAAGTTTTTAGATGATTCTTGGATGCCAGTTCCTATTGCTTTAAATTATCCTAATCCTCTGATTGATTCAAAAGGAACTGGTTGTGTTGAAGTTATTAATGTAACAAGGCAGGGTCAAGGTTATACTTCTGGTGGTGTTACTATTGATATTGTTGGTGATGGAACAGGTGCAAACGCCACACCCGTAATTAACGCTTCTGGTTTTTTAACTGATGTTATCGTGACTTCAGTTGGCAGTGATTATACTACCGCCAATGCTGTTATTTCTGTATTGCCTGGTTATTCAACACCTAATGTAACCGCACTAACAGTTACTCCTGTTTCTCCTGTTGATGGCCACGGTTATGACCCACTATCAGAATTAGGATGTAATCATATTATGGTAACCACACAATTTTCTGGTTCAGAAGGTGGTTTGTTACCTACAGACATATCTTATTATCAGTTAGGTTTAATTTTAAATCCTGTTGCGACTAGCACAAATCCAAATTATGCAAATAATAGTATCTATGATGTAACAACTCAAATAAACGTTTCTGCTGGTATAGGAACATTTGTTTCTGGTCAAACAGTATATCAAGGTCCAAGTATTGTTGATGCAACATTTAGAGGCATAGTAGTCAGCTTTAATCCTACAACCAACCTACTAAAGGTCATAAATACTTTTGGAACTCCTAGTATAAACGCAGCTTTACTGCAAGATGCTAACGGACCAGTAGGTGCAGCAGTTCGAACACTCCTGTCTTATCAAGAACCAGATTTCGTAATCATGTCTGGATATCTGACCTACATAGAGAATAGAGCCGCCATCGACAGAAGTGCAGATGGCACAGAACAATTTCGTATCGTGTTAAGTTTCTAATGGAAAGAAAAAATGGCAATTAATTTTAATGTAGACCCTTATTATGATGACTTCGATGCATCTAAAAACTACCATAGAATTTTGTTTAAACCTGGATACGCAGTTCAAGCTCGTGAGTTAACTCAATCCCAGACTATTTTACAAAATCAGATAACAAGTTTTGCTGATGCCATTTTCTCTCAGAATACGCCAATCACTGGTGGTAAAGTAACAGTTAATCAGAATGTATATTATCTAAAATTAAATCCTACTGATTCCACAGGAACAACAATTGTTGTCGCTAACTTCCTTAATGGTACGATAACAAACGCTTCTGGAACAGTAGTTGCTAAAGTTGTAACAGTTGTTGAAGGTACAGTTACGGCTGCTGGTACAATTGGTGACTCTCCTACATTAATTGTTTCTTATGTTTCTGGAGGTAACTTTGTTTCCGGTGACACAATATTTTTAAGTGGCACAAATTTTAACGCAACACTCATCACATCAACTGTAACCAATCCTGCTACAGGTTTAAGTTCAGTAGCTTCTATTGCTGACGGAGTATTTTACATAGAAGGCAATTTTGTTAAAGTAAATCAACAAACTATTGCACTAGAAAAATATAGTTCTACGCCTTCTGTTCGTGTTGGACTTGTAGCAACTGAATCTATTGTTGATTATGTTGATGATTCTACTTTGTTAGACCCAGCAGTTAATGCTTCAAACTATCAAGCACCTGGTGCCGACAGATATAAAATTTCATTATCTTTACAAACCCGACCTTTAGATTTGGGCAATGATGATAACTTCATTGAACTTATCCGTGTTGAAGCAGGTGAAATACAAAAGTTGGTTGATGGTACTGTATATTCTGTTATTGATGATTACTTTGCAAAAAGAACATTAGATACAAATGGTGACTTTATAGTTAATGAATATACTTTAACGCCAAAATCAAATACAATCAACTCTGCAAAATACGATTTGGGTATTTCAAAAGGTATTTCTTATGTTCGTGGTTACCGTTTAGATAATCAAAGTGATGTTACTCTAACAAACGACCGTGCAAGAACCGTATCTAGTGTTTTAAATAATCCTGCTTTTATAGATTACGGTAACTTCTTCTATGTCAATTCTTCTAATGGTGTATTTGATGTAACAACTCAACCACAAGTAGATTTTCACGTAGTTGATAGGTCTAATATCACATTAACAAATGCGAATTCTTATAATTCTACAAGAGCTGCAACCGCAAATATTAGAAACCTAGTATACTCAAGCACATCAAATACTGCCAACGGTGGTGCTTATGTTTACAAGGCTTATGTTTACAATATTCAAAATCAAACATTGTCTGCAAACGTAGCAACTGGTTCTGCAAACAATACATTTATTACTTTACCATCAACAAATCAATTCTCTAACGTAGCTAATGCTTATGGTGGTGTCACAGTAAGTATTGATGCCGGTACTTCTGCTGGAGATTTTAGAACAATTACGAGATACGATGCAGGTTCTAAAGTTGCCTTTGTTGACAGACCATTTACGGTTACTCCAACAACTTCATCAGTATTCACACTCAGATTTGATGTAACTGATTTTGAAACAATGATTCGTGCAACACCCGGAGCAACTTATACATTAACTGCTAATGCAACAGTTAGTGATATTAATAAGGTAAACAACGTTGCCTCTGGTGACGTTGTATTACAAAGTCCAAATAGTCCAGAATTGTTGTTTACCATCGGTAACCCATTTGTTTCTTATGCAAACAATTCATCTTACACAACAACTCAAGTATTCCGAAATGTTTCTTTCACCGTATCTGGTGGTAATATTACTGCTGGTTTAACATTCGGTTCTGCACCAACATCAACACTACGATTCTTAGGAACTGGTGCATTATCAGTAGATGCAATTGCACAGAATTTCCAAATTGTTGTAACAAATCCTTTATCAAGTGGTTTAACTGTTGGTCAAGTTGTGCCTTGGGGTATTGGAAGTAGAACCTGTTCGATTACAGGTGGCGGCGGTACAGCCACATTTACAACACCAACAACAGACTTGGGTGCCTTTACTGCAACAATTATTGCCAGAGCATTTGTAAGTAATGGTAACGATACAAGCTTTGTGCTTAAAGCAAAAAATAAAGTAACAGGTAATACAACAGGTGTAAATATTTCTGGTACAGTTGTTGAAACAAACACAAGAGTTGATTTAAATAACGGTCAAGTATACATCTCTAATGCTGGTATAGTGGCTGCAGGTCAACCACAAAGATTGTATATCACCGATGTTAAGAGAATCGTTAAAATTATTGACACCGGTGCACCAGGAACTCCAGCAACAAATGCGATGTTAACTAATCCAGCATTTGATGTAACGAGCAGATTTACATTTGATAATGGTCAAAGAGATTCTTACTACGATTTTGCGACCATCACATTAGGTGTTGGTCAACCAAGAATTCGTGGTAATTTGTTAGTAGTTTTAGATTACTACTCAACAACAGGCGGTGATGGTTATTATAGTGTGATGTCTTATCTTGCACCTGTATCATCTTCACCAGAAAACTATGAAGAAATTCCTTCTTACAGTTCTTCATATGGTAACTTCTATCAGTTAAGAGATTCTCTTGACTTTAGACCTCAATTAATCAATGCTCAAAGTGCCTTTACATTTAGAACATCAAGTTCAGGTTCTGGTGCTGCAGGTGCATATATTCCTATTGACTTAACTGAATTTGAAAGTGATTACGGTTTCTATCTTGGTCGATTCGATAAGTTGGTATTAAGTAAAGATAGGCAGTTTGAAGTTGTTCAAGGAACACCAGACATTAAACCAATTCTACCAATTGAACCTGATGGTTCTTTGGTAATTGCAAATCTTTACCACGACCCATATACCGGATATATTCCAGGTCAAGCAGTTGGTGTTTTACCAAACTTGTCCATTGAGAGAGTAAAACATAAACGTTGGTTGATGCGTGATATTTCTGATTTGGAGACTCGTGTAAACAATTTAGAATACTACACAGCACTCAACCTACTAGAAAAAGGTGCCGCCACCCTCCAAATTCCTGATGGTAATGGATTGAACCGTTTCAAAAATGGTATTTTGGTAGATGACTTCTCTAGTTATGCCGCTTCAGACAATAATAATCCTGATTATTTTGTGGCAATTAACCGCAGAACTAAGCAGATGACAGCTGCTCAAACAGTATCTAACTTCCCACTACAACCTTTAGCGCTTGTATATAACATGGGTCAGTTAGATACCACAACTGCTAACAATCTAGGTTATAATATTTCAAAGAGTGTTTCATCTAACTTCTTTAGTTTGCCATACACAACTGCAAACGTAATTAACCAAAACATTGCTTCACGTACCGTTAATTTAAATCCTTTTGCGGTGTCTTTGAATCAAGGTGTTATCACTTTGAGTCCTCCAATGGACAATTGGGTTGATACACAGAAGTCACCAGACTTATTGATTGTAGACCCGAATCTTCAAGTATATCGTGCTAGTGATAACGTCAACGTATTGCAAGTTGGTGATTGGAAAACAACTGTAGCAACTACAACTGATATTGTAGTCGCTTCTGGTAGAAACTGGAGAGAAAATCAGGTTACAACATATGATACACAACAACAAAAAGTTGTTTTAGGTAACTATGATAAATTAAATTCTAGTTACGTTGAAACTTCTGGCTTTATAACTGATGTTAGTGTGTTGCCATATATTCGTTCACAATTCTTATTCTTCAATAGTTACGGTTTAACAGTTAATACTGATGTTAATTCTTTCTTTGACAATGTAACTGTAAACAAATACATTCGTAAACCAAACGTTTTAGAATTGAGTGGTGTAACAGGTAAGTTTGTAGACGGAGATATTATTGGTTTCTTCTCTGGTGGTAACTTTACACCTGCTGCTAAAATAGTATCATACTTTAACTATCCTAACGATACAACTAAGTGGCGCCTATCTGTTGTTGGTGATTTAACCAATGTATTCTTTAATGCTGGTGCAACAATTCAAAATGCTCAGTTCAATACATCTGGTCAGTATCAAACAACAACAGCAAGTGGAACAATTGTATCGTTCACACATAACTCAGGTCAAGTTGTTAATGCTAACGCAACAAACTTTATTACATTAGGCGCAACAGCATCTAATACTGACATCTATACCGGCAACACCATCTATTTTATCAATGGCACAGGAATAGGTCAGTCTGCAACAATCACAGGTTATAATGGTGCAACTAAGAGAGCAAATCTAAGTTCTGCAATCACAACTGCAAACGGAGATATTTACTCGATTGGTTCATTGAGAACTAATGAAGCGGGTATGGTATCAGGTATCTTTGCATTACCTGGTGGAACATTTAACACAGGCCAAAGAACATTTAGAGTTGATAACTCTATCAATAATAATAGAGAAACTGCAACAACGTTTGCAGAAGCTACATTCTTTGCTTCAGGCTTACAACAAACAAAGCAAGGTATTAATTATGCTTCTTCGATTGACTCTGCAAAGAATACGTTCACACAGACAAATCAAAGAACTAATATAACATCTTATACATATACAACTGTTTGGGACCCTGTTGCACAAACATTTATTGTTGATAAACAGAATTATCCAAATGGTATCTTTATTGATTCTGTTAAGATATTCTTCAAGACTAAAGCTTCTCAGTATTCACCTGTAACTTTATCTATTGTTGGTACACTAAATGGTTATCCAAATGGTGAAACTTTAGATAATTCACAAGTAACTTTAACTGCTGAGAATATTAATGTTTCTGATAATCCACATTATCTAGACCCAACAACATACACAGTCTTTAAGTTCCCTGCACCAGTGTATTTGGAATCTAATAAGTTGTATGCATTTATTGTTAAGTGTCCTACATCTAACGAATATACCATCTACACAGCACAGAACGGTGATATTGCGATTGCATCTTCTGTTAAGAATTTACCAACAGATGCTACACCAACAGACATTACTAAGATTAGTGCTGCACCATATGTTGGTTCATTGTTCTTATCTCAGAACTCACAAACATGGAGTGCAGACCAGAATGAGTCAATGATGTTTGTTGTTGACCGTTGTGTATTCTCAACCTCAGCTAATCCAACAATTCAATTTGTTGTACCAAATAAACTGCCTTACCGTAAGATTACCGAACAAGCAGTTTCATATTATTTAAATCCAAATACAATCAGTAGTTCAATTACAACGGCAGCTAATACTAATGTAACTGTTAGTGCGTTTAATATCTCTACTACTGATTTTGTTCCTGGTGAAACATCGTTGAATTATTCTTATGGTGCCACTTTAAATTCTACATTCACTGCTGCACCAACTCAACAAGTAACACCTGGAAAATATGGTACACCAACATATGATGATATTTACTTAAATGATGGATTAGGTGAACGTGTTCTTGTTGCTAATTCAAACACATCATTCTCATTGTATGCCAATATGTCTACAACAGATGATGCTGTATCGCCATTGATTTCAGATGATGGTTTAAATTTATATACCGTTAACTGGAATATTAACAACCTTGGACTTTCAAACAACATTATTACAGTAAGTAATGGTGGTTCAGGTTACAATGTGAACACCACTTCCGTTGTTATTACTGCTGCTAATGGTTTTGGTTCAGGTGCTACTGCAACTGCAAACATTTCTGGTGGTGTAGTTCAAAATATTGTTATTACAAGTGCAGGTTCTGGATATGTTACAACGCCTACTATTTCAATAGTCGATGCTAACTCTGCACCAGGAACCGGTGCAACTGTTACCGTTGCTGGTGAAACATCTTCATCTGGTGGTAATGCACTAGCAAGATATATCACTAAGAAAGTAACATTAAATCAAGGTTTTGATTCAGGTGATTTACGTGTTTACTTCACTGCTTATAGACCTGTGAATACAAACATCTATGTGTATTACAAAGTTCTTTCTAGAAACGACACACAGACATTTGATTCTGGCAGATGGCAGTTAATGACACTCATTAATAATACAGATTCATTGTATTCTCAAACAAGAGATAACACATATGAGTTCATAGCTGCACCTGGTACTGGTAGTGTTGCACAAAACTATGTGTCTTATGTAAGTAATGTGACGAATCAAACTTATAACAATTTCAATCAATTTGAAATTAAGATTGTTTTAGCTACATCTGACAAGACTTATGTTCCATTCTTATCAGATATTCGTGTAATTGCTCTACCATCGGCGGTGTGATATGGCTCTAGTTAAAATACCAGGTACAAGTTATCTCAGAGATACGAAAACTATGGCGTTAATCAATACTGATTCTGGTGCCTTAGATGAATATCAATTGAAAAGTAAATTGGTTAACACCCAAAAGACTGAAATAAATAATATAAAAAATGAGATACAAGATATAAAGAATGATGTGGAAGAAATAAAATATCTTCTACGACAATTATCCTCTAGGAAATAATAATGGCAAATACAGTAACCTCTCTGAGTTTTTCAAACACCTTTGGTGATTTGGTTGTTCAACAAAATAGAACGACTATCGAACTGAATAGTTTAGGCTTTGGTGCATACACGAAAAACACAGGAACATTAACACTAGCCGGTTCTGGTACTGGATTATCTGTTTCAAATACTGCACTCTTAGGTTCAGGTATCGTTTCGACAACACTATCTGTTTTGGGTTCTGCAACTACAGGTAACTTGTTTGTAATTGGAACAGGAACACCAACTTATCTTTCAAATAATGCCGTTATTGCTGGTAATACTTTAACTAATAACTTAACAGCAAACGGTATAGTTAGAGCTGTAACTTTGAACTCATCTGGTGCAAGTTTTGTAGGTGGTTTGACATCAAATACACTACTTAGAACCGCTGGATTGACCTCTAGTGCGCCTATATTTGTTGAAGGTATACAAGCTAACACCACAATTACTGCACCAAACCTTGTTGCAACATCAAATGCATGGTTCTCAAGTTTAAATGCTAATAATACCATTTTTGCACAAAACATTATTGTGAGTGGTTCATTAACAGCTGCTTCGTTTAGTTTACCTGGTACTTTCACAGGTAAAGTAAATGCGATTGACCAGTCAACTGCGTTAACACCATCAACAAATACAAGTAATACTCAAATTGCAACAGCCGCATTTGTCAAAAACGTATTGAATTCTGGTAATACATTTACAATGAGTGTTTCAGGTAATGCTGGCACAGTAACAAATGGTGTAGTTACCTCAGGTTCTTATGCAGACCCATCTTGGATTACATCACTTAGTGGTGCAAAGATTACAGGAACAGTTTCATCTGCAACAAACATTACAG